TTTCGTACTGATCTGTTTCACCAATTGCTTCGTTCTTAACACAATTAGGTACAGTTTTACCAAACATCTTTTTGGTGCCTTCAACTATTTCTTGGATCCTCATGCAACTATTTATCATAAATATCCATATGCAAGTTAAATTTAAGTTGCCTGCAGGCGGCAGTGGTATACCAGCAAGTATGAAATGTAATCACATCAGAGGTGAAGTATTACTTTGGTGTGCCAGATACTTCTATTTGTTTCAGGACATAGAGCTTGATAGAGTAAAAGGCAAAGGCTTAGTAGCAACATTTAAAAACGAAGACATCTATAATACATTTAGATTAACCTGGGACGGCGTAGAGTATGAGCGACTTACCAAATAGTATTAATTTAAGACTGCCTGAACTAATACAATACGCAGAAAGTTTAAACATCACAGCCCATGTTGGACATGCAACATTACCACAACTAAAAGATATATCAGGATATGGTGATGTAGAGACTGTTGCTTTAAGAGTATTCAGATACTTTAACTCAACCAACACTTTGGTGGTTCAACAATCAAATGATAAACACGTTCATGAAGACATTAGCAAACTGGTAAATATTTGGAAATTAAAACAAAGTTTAAATAACGGAGACGACTTTGATACTTTTATAATAGGAACATATATACATAAAAATAATTCTCCTATTATAGATTTTCATCCTGGCAGAACCAGAATGATGTTTTATAATGTATATAATAAGACTGTACCAGTTTTAATTTTTAATTATTCAGGATACGAAATGGATATGCCATTTCAATTAGAACCGCTCACAACAGGTAACACAGAAAAATATCCAGATAAAGAATATAGAGTCACTCCTAACTGGGTAGTACCACACGATGATACTAAGAAGTATTTGTTAGTACAACCAAATGATAATGAGGAATGGCATTGGCCATATCTTGAGCATGATTTAACATTTAGTATTAGTACTGAAAATGGATTACATAAACAAATAAATGCAAATAATGAGCCACTAATAGTTTTTAAGCAGATGACTTGGCAAATAGTTTTGTGAAATGTTTAAATCAGATAAATACAAGTATAAATTTAAAATTGGAGTTAAACAATGCCAACAGATAGAACATATCCAGCCGCAGACGGTGTAGACACATGGTATGCAAATAAAAGTAGTTCAGTATCAGCATCAAGTGATGTTTTAGTAGGAACTCATATAGGCCCAGCAAGTGCAGGTGGCGTATCGGCGCCAAGTGCTTTTGAAGGTTATACACCTGTTGAGCGTATAGATAATCCAACAGATGGTATTAACGATGCGGCTGACTATGTAGTTTACTTCAGCAAAGATGATGCAGATCCAGTAGAGCTTTACAAAGCAACTAACGGTGATATAAGTACACTTACTCAATTAACATCAGGTACAGAGTACGATACATTTTTAGGTTATTGCACACCATCTTAGACTTGACAAATAGATAAAATACTGTATACTAACAGTATGTCAAACCTTCTCGAACAATTACAATCTGTGTCTCATGACCAGGAGATGTTTTACGACATTCTTTTGGAAATTGGTGGCGACATGGACGACGGTACAAATATCAGAACAAACGAAAACTATGTGAGTGGTTGTCAGAGTGCTGTATGGGTTACTGCTGAAAAAGTAAATGATGTTTGGGATATACAAACTGATAGTGATGCTTTTATGGTTAAAGGCATCGCTAAACTTGTGGCCGAGGTTGCGACACCTAATCCTAGTGCAATACGTTTTGGAGACTTTCACAGTATCACACAAAACCTAACAGTACAAAGACAGAAAGGTATGCAGGCCATTATTAACAAAATTATACAACTAACCGAAGGTAAATAACAACATGAACTTTGTACCATATGTAATAGAAAAAACAGCCCAAGGCGAACGTAGTTACGACATATACAGTCGACTACTTAAAGAACGAATCGTATTCCTAAATGGAGAAGTAAACGACGCAGTATCAAATAGTATTTGTGCTCAGTTTCTTTTCTTAGAAGCAGAGGATAGCGACGCTGATATTAATTTTTATATTAATAGTCCTGGCGGAACTGTAACAAGTGGTATGGCAATGTATGACACAATGCAGTATATTAAACCAGATGTGTCTACCATTGTAATGGGACAAGCGGCTAGTATGGGAAGTTTCCTTGCTAACAGTGGTGCTCCTGGGAAACGTTTTATGTTACCTGGTGCTAGGCATATGATACACCAACCATTAGGTGGTGCAAGTGGACAAGCAAGTGACATTGAAATACGAGCAAAAGAGATTGTGCGTATTAAAAAAGAACTAACAGAAGCATACGTTTTACACAATACTAAGGGTAAAACTTATGAAGAGTTTGAGAGTGCGATGGATCGTGATAACTTCATGACATCTCAAGAAGCATTAGATTTTGGCTTAGTTGACGAAATTATATCTAATAGAACCTAAACTGCTATAATCCTGAAATTCTCCTGCTAAATATTAGTATAGGAGATAATATGGAACCAGAAGTTTATATACCCAAAAAGAAAGTAGACGAACAGGGCTACGACAAAGACGGCGTAAAGCATGAGGATTGCGGCACACCTGAGTGTTGTGGAGGATGCGAAACAACAGATACACAAGATAAAAAAGAAAATGGCAGAGTTTAGTTTTATAGAAATCAGTTATGATCCAGTAGTTGCTAACACCGACCATGTCGAATCAGATCTCAAGCGATTAGGTTTCGTTCACAGGACACAACATTGTAGTGGTGTTACAGGTTTTTGGAACCTTTCAAAATGTATAGTGTTGCTCAGAAAAGATAACTCAGGAAGATCAGCATGTATATCTGGAATCGGATTCAATGCTACAGGTAAAAATATTGAAGACATCCACGCAATATATGATGACACTACGGATTTTTATGTTGTAGACAACGGCACAGGTATTAAGACATACTTATTATCCGAGAAACAAGTAGATCATTATAATTCCAATTTAGATGATAGTTATAAAATAATAGACTCAGAAACTAAAACAGGAAAGTATTTAAACTATATTAGTGGTATTAAAATTAATGGTCACAACAGTAATGTAATTGAACATTACACACAGTTAGGGTTTAAGTATAAAGACATATCTAACAATTATGGTAAACTTGTTTGTGAAAATAATAGGTTTACGATCATGCTTGATAAAAGATCAGGACAAAATAATATACCTACTATAATTTGTGATACACATGATGTATTTGATGCCACGGCATATTTTATAAGTGTTGGTATAGAAATGGAAACGTTTAATAAAGATGTTCACCAAAACTATGGGGATAAATTGAATTATAAAATTCGAGCTTATAACTGTAGAGCTTGGGGTAACGAGCAAAGTTATACTATAGAGAACTTTATTAAAGGCATAGCACCTGATATAGATATTATTTTTAGACAACGTAATCAATATTTACATATACACGAAACAACATTAGACAGTTATTATGAATCAGAGCATTAACCTAGAAAATTTTGATAACTGGATGTCTTGGAGCGGAAACTCTTATAAACTTTCAATTAATATTAACTCTAAAACTACACCTAGAAAACTTAACGAAAGTATTAGTGGTGTATGCATGAGTTTGGGCTTAAGGCCTTCACAGGATTTTCAAGTTACTATGTATGAGGTGAGATTTAGAACAAAAACATTTTTAGCAATGTTTAAAATGAATTATAACAATGGCTGATTTTTTCGATAAGGTCCAAAATATGGATTCAGATAAACTTTTTGAAGAGATAAAGACTCTTAATGAAAAGTTATTTAAAATGTCTGAAAATAGTCCTATGAGACACCAAGTTATGGATATGATTAATGTATGCAATCAAAGGCAATCAGATCTTATGGCACACCAAATAGAAGAATTAGATAAGACTCCAGATATTTTAGATATTGGAGAAATAGAATCGGTTGTATATACACCAGAATATTCAGAGCAAGATTTATTAACAACACTTAGTAATTTTTACACACAGAAAAAAATTAAAAAAACTTTAACAAAACAGCCAGAGCAAAATGTCGCTCCTGCTATACAACAAACTACAACACAAACACCAGCACCAAGTCCTGAGTTTACTTTAGATGTGCCTAAATTCGGAGCAAAGAAATGAATATAATACAAATAACAAAAATGATACCAGTACATGCTTTATGGGTATATAATGCAGAAGATAAAAAACAAGTTAAGGCTTGTACATATGAAATAGAGTATAGTTTAAGAACTGAGGTACAAGCAAACCAAACACAAAAGCAGGCCTTCCTGCAACAGAACATTAGTTTTTCTGTTATTAATTCGTTCCTATATGACCAACTACATCAGAGTATAATTTACGATTTAGACAGTAAAGACTTGGTGGAAAGATCATTTGCAAGTCATGATAATAATTTTCTAATATTGCCTGATATGAGTGATGCCTGTTTGGCTAGTGCATTACATTGTAAACTTAATACTATTTGTCATGAGAACAGTTTTGTAGAAAGTGTTAGTATTAAGGATAAGGTTGACGGTATATGTTATAGTATGTATGCTGATGATCATGAATATGATTCACTACCCACAATCGCTGAATGGATCGGAGAATTAAGTTTTTGGGAATCACCATGGTGGCGCAGAAGAGATTTCAGTACATTTGATAATATTGCGGCCAGCAAAGAAGAACACAAAGAGTTTTTTAATAAAGATGTAAACAAAGATATACTTGCAAGAATGGAAGAACCATTAGTACAAATAGAAGCTCAGGTTATTGCAGACATATATGGCACTGAAATTAAAGAAGTTTTAGACACCCAAGAAACTAAAGAGACCGGCCAACTGATGGAAGTAGACTTTAAAAATAAAAAGTTTAAACCCAGACTGGTTCCAAAAGACAAATAGGTTGACTTTAACAACTATTTCCTGTATAATATACTTATGGAAAAATATCTAGCCGACGAGCAAACTGGTATTGAATTACTCTATAGGGGTAAGGATATCACTGATGTTGCATTTGAGGATATCGAAACATTCAACAAAGTTGCTAAAGAACTGGAACTTAATAGTATAAGTGACGTCTCCAGAATAAGTAAAGAATTTAATATCCCACAACATTATAGAGAACTAGATATTGAGAAGTATATACATGATAAACTCATCCAACGTAGTCCCGACGAGATAGGGAGAGTAGAAATGGAGTTAGTTATGTATAAGGAACGAGGATTATTCCCTGTGCTACAGTTATTGATATACATTATAGATATAATGCGTAAACATAATTTAGTATGGGGAGTAGGCAGAGGTAGTAGTGTTGCCAGTTATTTACTCTATATTCTGGGAGTACACAAGGTAGATAGTTATAAATATAGATTAGATATAACGGAGTTTTTAAAATAATGGTACAACGTAAAACAAATAAAGGTCAAATAATAGACATGGATGCTTTACTGGCCCAGCAAGGACAAAGACCTGCAATCGGTAATGCCGGTACAGATGCTCACGGCAATGTATTAGGCCCAGGAGGAAAAATAGAAACACCTGCTGAAGAACGTGTACGAGCATATTACGAGGACAATCCTATGTCCAGCACAGCTCAGCAAAGTATTAAAGGAGATCATCCACAGGCAGATTTTACCTCAGATGATAATCTGCAAGAAGTAAAAACAGCCAAAACAGCAAAAGAGAATGTACGAACTTCTAAAGTCAAGCCAGACACAGACACACAAGTTGAGGAACCAAACGTTAAACCAGAACCAATAGGATTTAAGGAAGTTGAACTACCTAATGGTGATATAGACATGGTACCTTACTACACAGAGGACGAAGCAGATGAGGATAAGAGCATATAAAGATAATATACTAGCAACAGAAGGAGACTTTGGTGACCAAACCACAAGTGCTGGTATTATTATTAAATCCACAATAGGAAAAGAAGAAGGCACAGTACCCAGATGGTTCAAAGTATTTGATGTTGGACCGGATATTGATTGGCTTGAGCCTGGTAATTGGGTATTAGTAGCCTATGGTCGTTGGACTGAAGGCATTAAAATACCAGACGAAAGATTAGACGATGGCGATAAATTATGGAAGTTAGATCCCAAGGGCTGTTTAGCAGTTGCTGACGAAAAGCCAGACACTTTAAATATTAAATCAGCAAATGGAATAGAGTTTGCAAGGAAGCAGACACTATGAAGTTAAGTAGTGGAGAAAAAACCGGGATAACAACTATAGGAGCAACTGGACTTATTATTCTATCAGGCGTAATATTTACAGACCTAAGTGCATGGTGGCTTATACTATCAGTATGTTGTATTCTATCAGCAGTAGGTCATGAACACGGCTTGGTTAAAAAATAATGCCTTACATAGAACGCACAGGAAAGAAAACAATTAAAGAACAATTATACCAATGGTTTGGTGTAATGACAGATCCACGCATTGACGGATTTAACGGATTTGCATGTAAGCAAAAAATATACGAAATAAAATTTGAATGTGAGCGTTTATTACAAAGCAATAAATGTCCCACCTATGCAGGTGAGGAAGAATGGTTACAGGAACAAAAAGAAAACAGAGCAGTAGAACGGTTGTCGGGGACTAAGGATAACATTCCTTATGTAGACTAATGAATGTTTTACGGTTAGGTATTGTAGGTAATGGTTTTGTAGGCTCAGCAGTATCAAATGGATTTGATGTAGACACAGAACAATTCATAGTAGACCCTAAACAAAACGATAATACTATGGAACAACTCATGGAGTTTGATCCTAAACTAGTATTCGTATGTGTACCCACACCTCCACAAGATACACACTATGATGTAGATGTACAGATTGTTGATAGTGTTTTAAAAGATTTAGAAGCATATACCTATAAAGGCATTGTAGTAATAAAGAGTACTATTACTCCAGATCATTTAACCAGATTTAAAAAGAAGTACAACCTATCACTTGTTTATAATCCAGAGTTTCTGACAGAAGCAAATGCATTTGAAGACTTTTTAAATCCTAGTATGCAAATATTAGGAGGCAAATGGAAAGATTGTGAGAATGTTGAAAAGGCTTATGTAAAACATAGTTCTGTTAAAACTGTTCCTACATTTAAAACAGATATTATTACAGCAAGTTTAATTAAGTACACTATAAATAGTTGGTTAGCAACTAAGGTTAGTTTTTTTAATGAGCTACACGAACTGTTTGAAGCAAGTGGCACCAAAGTTCCTTGGGAATCATTCACAGAAATGTTATCACAAGATAAACGTATGGGTGACACTCATATGAAAGTTCCAGGCACAGATGGGTTAAAAGGTTTTGGGGGACATTGTTTTCCTAAAGACACTAAGGCCTTGGTATACTATGCCAAACTTAAAAAGTCAGACCTATCTATATTAAAGAAAGCAATAGATAAAAATGACAAAATCAGGACCAAATAATGAAGGTTAATCATATTTTCCTCAGGCATTTTATGACTGAAGATCATCAGGAGCCTGGCCTGGCTAAAACTGAACATGATCATACATATCAGTTTTACAAACGACTTAATGATTATACTTGTCCTATAAATCCTGGCTGGGTACCTGAAATAGAGTATGAAGTAAATATCACACCCACTATTAGTTATAATAACGTAGGCCTTATAGAGGAAGATATACTTAAAAAAGATAAATTAAATGTTGTATGGGTACCTATGCATTATCCTACATGGAGATGGTTCGATACTTTTTATCCTGATGTATGGCGTGATTTAGAAATACTTGCAGATCCAAATTCAGAATATCCCACAGCGGTGGTATTTGATTATAATAATGAAACACTTTTCCCTGGCAATTTTGATGATAATGAAGGTCAGTTAGAAGTGTTAGCAGGAAAAGATTTCAGTCAGTTTTATTGCAGTACTCTTTCCTGGAATAGAGATAATATATTAGATACCATAGGATTTAAAAAGATTATATCTAATTATTCCTGTCTGGGTGGACTAAGTATTCTTCCGGCACTTGAAGAGGATCCAGAATTATATAATGGGTTTGGTTTAGAAGGTGACCCTAACTACCCTATCAGATACTTTTGTCCAAACAATGTTTTTAGGCCAAACAGAGGAATGGGAATTGTAAAAATGTACCATAAAGGTATGTTAGATGACACCGAATGGAGTATGAACAAGTTTAGCCAATGGCATGAAATGGATCGCTTCATACAACTTTCTGATACTGAATTTATGTCGTATGTGGATGAATATTTTGACTTGTTTGGAAAAACACCTAGGCAAATGAGCTATCCCTGGAATAAGACTTTTAATCAGGACAGAATAAACCAAGATAAAGGCGACCACAGTATGAGTATTAGTCGGTGGTATGATGCTTTCCCTCATGACTTAATGAAAAAAACTTATATCTATATATCACAACAAGTAGTTACAAGTAAAACAACTGAAGAGCCTATCAATCCTTTAAAACCTGTTCATGTAGGAGACTGGGACGAAAAAACATTAAAGGGATTTTTATATAATAAACCTACTTTTATAAATGGTAGACAGGGCTCTGTCAAAATTATGGAAGAACTAGGGTTTGATATGCTTACGGATTACTACAGTGATGATTATGACAATGAACCAGATGACATTGTACGAATTGATAAAATGTTAGAATGTGCTAAAAACTTTCCGGACATAAACAGCGATATAAAAAGAAGAATTTTAAATAATAATGCCTTAGTTAGAAGTAAAAAGTTTTGGTGGGATAGTCAAAGCGAGTTAATGAAAATACTACTTGACAATCATCCTGTATAGTGTATAATAATGTTATATTTAGGAGTATATAATTATGACATTAAAAACACTTACAGCAGAAGTTAAAAAGTCTTCAAAAGGAAATCGTGTAATAAGTGATTACACAAATGATTTAATTTTTGAACAGCCCAGAGACAACCTGTTACAACAAGAATTTAAAAGTTACGAGTATGTTCCAGCAGGAATTAAAATTATTACCATTACAAGAAAGTATCACAAGAGCGGTGACTACTCAGACATATCAAAGTCTGAGATTATAGGCTCGTAGTGAAGTATAAATGTAGTACATGTAATAAACCGTTGTTTATTGGCGGTATAAAATATCACACACCAGATAATTTACATGTATTTTGTGACGCTTATTGTAGTAACGAGTGGTACTCTAAAACATTTGAAAAACTAGATGCAGATAAGGATCAAACAAAAAAATGAGCCAGTATTTAACAGACGATGAACTAAAAGATTTGATTGATACGTTATCATACATATACGAAGACTATATGGAATTAGGTATAGATCCAGTTAGTGTTGCTAGTGTGATGTTAGCAGTATCTGTAAAACAATTACAACGAACACTCGACAAAGATGAGTTTAATGTTATAATGAAAGACTTATCCGATCAACAATTTAAGACTTGGGACGAATTAGAAGAAATTAAATTCCAAGAAGAGCAAGAAGAAAATATTAAAAAGGTAATACATTGAAAGAACTTTGGACAGAAAAATACAGACCCTCAAGCATAGGTACCTATGTGTTTCGAGATGAGGGTCAACGCCAGCAGGTAAGTGGCTGGGTCGAAGAAGGAGCACTACCACACTTGCTATTCAGTGGTGCTCCTGGCACAGGTAAAACAACACTAGCAAAAGTATTGCTGATAGAACTAGATGTAGACAACATGGATATACTGGAAATAAATGCCAGTAATGAAAACAATGTTGACACTATCAGAAATAAAATTACAAATTTTTCATCCACTATGCCGTTTGGCGATATTAAATATGTCTTACTAGATGAGGCAGATTATATTACTCCCAATGGTCAAGCGGCGTTGCGTGGTGTTATGGAAATGTATCACACTAGTTGTAGATTTATATTAACATGTAACTATCCACAAAGAATTATCCCTGCACTACACAGCAGGTGTCAAGGCTTCCATATTGAGAAGTTAGACATACAAGAGTTTACAGCCAGGCTGGCAACTATATGTATTGAGGAAGGCGTAGAGATTGATTTAGAAACGTTAGACACCTACGTACAAGCAAGTTATCCTGACTTGCGTAAAAGTATTAACCTGGTACAACAAAACGTTGTAGACAACGTCTTACAGCGGCCACAAGCAGGCGATCAGTCACAGAGCGACTGGATGCTTAATGCAATAGAAATGTTTAAAGCAGGCCAATATAAAGATGCTAGAACATTAATTTGCACTCAGGCAAGGCCAGAAGAGTATGATGACATATATAAGTTTATGTATCGTAACTTAGAGCTATGGGGTACTACAGCAATACAACAGGACCAGGCAGTCATTATTATACGAAATGGCATGGCCAAGAGTAGTTTATGTGCTGATCCTGAAATCAACATGGCGGCCGTTTTGATAGAATTGATGCTAAACGCTCAATAATACATGAACACCATATTATTATTATCTGTATTACTAAATGGTGAGGTAACTTATACCACTCAAATCGCTTTTTTCAAAACAGAAGAAGCATGTAGTTATTATCAACAACATCAGAAGATGGCAATTTATCTTCCGTTTGTTAGAGAACACAAAGACTTATTGAAAAGTGGTCACACTCTTAAATTAGAATGTAAAGATGCTCCAAAAAAGGTGAATCCACTAGACCCACTAGTCTTCGCCGTATAACCTTAATACTTCAGTAACAACAGGATGCCTTTCAATATCGCTATGCTCGAACTGTACCATTTTAATTCTATCTGAATTTGATTTTGCTAATCGTTCAATAAAGCATCTAAGACCATTACTTTCGTAACCTCTTTCATGCTGAGCTAAGTCACCAGTCACTATCAATTTACTACCTTCACCTATTCTGGTAAGTAGCATCTTCATTTGATTGTCTGTGGCATTTTGCATTTCGTCTGCTATTATATAGGAGTTCTTAAACGTTCGTCCTCTCATATAGGCCAATGGTGCTATTTCTACTTTGTTATCGCCCAACATAAATTCTATCTGATCTGGCGTATAGTATTCCTCAAAGCAATCCATAATAGGTCTCGTCCATGGTGCCATTTTCTCTTGTAGTGTGCCAGGCAAAAAGCCATGTTGCTCATCTACAGATACTGCTGGTCTCGTCACCACAAATTTATCTATTTTGTTATTCTTGAGTTCTCTAATACCCGCCAATGTTGAAATGAATGTCTTACCCGTACCTGCTGGTCCTGTGGCAAACACTATGTTGATGTTTTTGTCCTCTAATAATCCAAGTAAATCGTCTTGGTGAAAGTTGCGAGGTACGATCTTAACTTCCTTTTGTCTGTTTCGTTGTAGGGCTCCACCCTGTATTACTCTCAAATAATCTCCTCCTTTTTGTTTTCTATATTTGTTACAATTCTTCTTTCTAGCCTTTCTGGACATATGTGCCTCCTTGTAGCCATAAAAAAACCGTGCATGGGCGGTATCCCATCACGGTAGTTTGCTTTCTGTGTATGCCAACTTTTTATATGGTTGTTTATCATAAATTATGTATTCTGTAAATTCTCATTACAATAATATTTAATAAGAATGTTCAAACCAATAACACAATAGTTTATAAAGATGATAAATACTAATATGACAATTTCAGTAAAAATTTTAAATGATAAAATAACGGAAGTATCTAAGTCTAATACTTTACTTGATATGCTTATGGAGTTTGAAAAAACATTAGACGAACTAGACTTATATGCTTTTAAAAATTGGGATCAAGGTGAGATACTAGAAGGACCTAGCATAGGAAGGCATTACGTTAATGTCAAGTTGTTATACCCCCACAAACAAATGCCAGACCCAGAAGGTGCAAAAAGACTTCTCGCCAGAGACTGTTTAGTAAAATATTCTAAAGATATATTGGAGAGCCCTCGCAGAGTAAAAGATTATAATGATGTTGAAGTAAGTGCAAGACCAGATGGTTCTCAGAGATTTACACCTAAAGCAGACAGTGAGCCTGTTTGGGTAGTAAGTATCGATATGCCTAGAAGATATGTAGATGAATTTAGTGCTCAGCATGTTGAGGCAAAAGAAGATGAATTTATTGATAATGAAGAAACTGATAGCTCAGCACAGGTTGGCCAAGAGCAAATGAATATGGGGATAGTATAAAGTGGCACTAAAAGAAGGAGATCTTAAAAATACTATACTTAAAAATATTAGTATAGATGAGTTTGAGCCTAAAACAGGAGATGTTGCTGACGTAATGGTTATAGGACTTTACCTGAACGAAACAAACCCTGCTAAAGACTTATACCATTTTATAAACAATAGTATTGTTGAGATAAGAGACGTAGAAGTTTCTCCAAACCCTAACCCAGACAATTACTATATGGTGTTTATGGAATTCGACCGGAACGAAAACTCATTACAATCAGTAAAAAACATTATAAAAGAAGTTGAGCGTCTGACCGGAAATCTAGATTGGCAAGTATCAACCACATTAAGTGAAGATAAATTTGGACTAAATGATGATAACTTGTTAAACTTTATCCAACTAGATCCTGAAAACTATCTTTCCAAGGAAGAATTTATGTCACAGAAAATTGAAGCAGAACAAAAAGCAGAAGAACAGAGACTAGAAGAAGAGGCTAAAGATAATAGTTCTAAAATTTTAGAATTTTTAAAAGCAAGTAATATTTTAGAAGCAGGCATAACTGATAATATTTTACATATAAGAGGAAGTAGAGACATTGCTAGTTTAAACATTGTAAATTTTGGTAATAGTACCCAAGTAATGGAAGAGGTTGGTATAACTGAAAGTGCAATAAAACAAGACTTTGATAAAGTTTCTTTTTCAAAATTAAATGCAATGCTGGGTGAAATGAGAGCAATGCCAATAGATGAATACATTGTGATATATAATCCTGCAAATACAGATATACTAGTAACAAAAGCGAGTTAGACACAGATGAATCAATTTTTTATAGGCATTATTTTATTGTTAGGTATAGGCGGATACTTTTTATATCAGGAAAACGTAACATTAAAAGCCAACAACATAGCACTTGAAGGTGCAGTTGAGGAGCAAAAGGCGGCTATGGTTGCCTTACAAGAAAACTTTGAAAGACAAGGCAAGGCTTTACAAAATCAACAAAGAGTAAATGCACAGATAGAGCAAGAAAAAGCAGAGTATTTAAAAATATTCGCAAAACACAATCTAAATAGTTTGGCCCAAGCAAAGCCAGGTATGATAGAGACAAGATTTAACAAGGCTTCCGAAGCCGTATTTGAGGGATTAGAAGATGACACACAGCAAATTTTTGAGCTTGACACTCCTGTTATTCCTGACTAGTGGGTGTTCAACATTCGGCACAAAACCTATCGAGATAGTATCTAAGCCTTTAAAGATAGACATAATGCAACCTGCATTACCGCGTCCATTAGAACTTACTGCACCTAGTTGGTATGTTGTATCAGAAGCAGTGATTACAAATCCATGTAAAAAGTCTTTATCGTTTGATCCTAAAAGATTTAATGATGAGGGTGTAGAACTTTTAAAGAGACCTAAAACATGTGAACTATCAGAAAGAGATAATCCAGATTGGCCAGTAGGCTACACATACTTAGATAGATTCCTAGATGATATGAGAAAACAAAATAATGGTGACGTTGTATTTGTTGCAACATCAGTAGGTGACTATGAAGTTATGGCTGAGGACATGCAAGAAATCAAACGTTACATTAAACAAGTTGGCGAAGTTATTGTTTATTATAGAGAAGTTACATTACCAAACGGCCAGAAAGGCGTTGGTGCTGAACTTAAAGTAAAAGATAATAATGCCTTTACAAAACTTGCACCTAAAGTGTTTGGAAAAGACGACTAAATTTAACACATATTTTAATTTCCAAAACCATTCGTTTTACACCAATTTATACATTAATGCATACATGTATCTATAAATATGAGTGTAGATTTTATCTACAAAAATTGATTAGGCATAAGCCTAATTTTGTTCACACAATGATAATACTTTATGTATTATGAGCGAAACACAGGAGTGGTTATGAATATTCGCAAACTATTCCTTGGGTTAGCCGCCACACTTTTAATGAGTGTTCCGGTATTCGCCCAAGAAACTACTTCAGCAATTAGAGGGTTAATTTACAACTCTTCAGGTGCAGAAGTATCAGGAGCAGACGTCTCCGTTATCCATGAACCCTCAGGTTCAACGTCAACCCAAATAACAAACGAAGACGGAGTGTTCCTTGCAAGGAATCTACGTGTTGGCGGTCCTTATAAGATCGTTGTTTTTGGTACAGATGGGTATGCTGAGTTAGACAACATTTATCTTGAACTGTCTGAAACCTCTAGAGTTAATTTAACTCTTAGAAGTACAGATGCAGTAGAAGAATTAGTTGTTGTTGGACAAGCAATAAACTCTTCAGGTCTTATTACAGGACCTAGAAGCACATTAACCGGCGATCAAATTATGGATATTGCCAGTGTCAACAGAGACATTAAAGATGCAGTAGCAACACAACCTTTTGTGAATGTATACAGTATTTCTTTTAATGGCGATGATACTGAAAGTATTTCGATTGCAGGTACTAATGCAAGGTACAGTTCCTTCCAAGTGGATGGTATTGGCCAATCAGATGACTTTGGTCTAGAGTATGGTGGTTATCCAGGGGTTAAATCTCCTCTATCACTTGACTCAGTAGAGCAGGTATCTGTTAGTGTTGTAGACTATGATGTCAGAGACTCAGGGTCAACAGCAGGTGTTATTAACGTTGTTACTAAGTCAGGTACCAACGAACTGTCAGGTTCTGTTTACGGCTTTACAACTAGCGATAGTTGGGTTGGAGACGAGATTGACGGCCAAGAACTTACTGTTGGTGAGTTTGAGGAAGACACACAAGGGTTTACATTAGGCGGACCTATCCTTAAAGATAAGTTATTCTTTTTTGTAAACTATGACAAATTTGAGAAAAGTGAACCAGGTATCTGGGGAGCATCAGGAAGTGGTGCCCTTAGAGAAGTTGATGGTGTAACTGTAGCAGACGCAGACAGAATTATTGGCATTGCTAATGATGTGTATGGGTATGACGCAGGTTCGGCCTCAGGTGGTGTTAATTCATTACTTGATGAAGATATGCTAATTAAACTAGACTGGAACATTAATGACTCACACAGAGCAACTTACACAAACCAGACATCAGAAAACAATGACGTTAGAGAGTATGGTGGTTCAAATACAGTATTAGCACTCACAAGTGGTAACTATATTAAGACTACAGACTTGACATCAGATAGTTTCCAAGTGTTTAGTGACTGGAATGATAAACTTTCTACTACATTTAGATATGGAGATAGAACAGTTGAAACATCACAAGCAAGTGTTGGTGGCGATGACTTTATGAGAGCAATAGTTGAACTAGGAGAAGGTAACAGAGGACCACAAGTTCTTGTTGGACCTGACCCATTTAGACATTACAACTTTTTAGAAACAACATCAAGTGAATTAGAGTTTGAGGTATCATACCTTATGGGCTCACATGAACTTGTTGCTGGTATATCTAAAAATGGTGTTGATGTTGCAAACGGTTTTGTTGCATACTCAGATGGTGTTCTTGAATACGCAAGTATAGAGGACTTCCAAAACAAAACTCCTTATAGCATTGACTATAGGAACTCCCCAAGTGGTAATCCAGCCGATGGTGCCGCTTTCTTTGAAATTGAAACAACTAGTTTCTATGTTCAAGATACTTGGGATTACAGTGATAGACTTACACTTAACTACGGCGCACGTTATGAGAAAATCTCCATGGACGATGCACCTAAATACAACGACACACTTGACGGGTATTATGGTATCAGAAATGATGTCAGCCTAGATGGTAAAGATGTATTTTTACCTAGAGTAAGTTTTGTTTATGACGCAGACGACTTCGGTGCTTTCCAAGAACTAACGTTCAGAGGTGGTGCTGGATACTTTACAGGTGGTAGACCTAATGTATGGATGGGCGGTACTTTCAGTAATGATGGTATTGGTATCCAAAATGCTAATGTACCATTATCAGCGGCCGCAGGGTTCGATGGTTTTGATACCTCAACATTTGACAGTTACATTTATCAACCTGGTCAGGAAGGTTTTAGACCTGCATTTGCAGATATCCTAGATCCAGACTTTGAGTTACCAAGAGAGTTAAAACTTTCTGTAGGTGCTGATTGGGTAATGGGTGACGGATACTACATGAGTGCAGACTTCTTAATGACTAGAACTGACAAAGACTTACACTACAAACAACTTAGAATTGGTAACCCAGCATTTGCCGGCGTAGCCAACTGTGATATACCTGTTACCAACTTACCAATTGGTGTTGGACCAGATGGCAGAGATATATACGCAGACTATAGTTTATGTAGTAAAGCAATGGAAAGATTTTATGACTATAGAGGTTATGATATGTTACTCACTAACACAGGCAAAGGCGAAAGCGAATTGTTTGCATTTAGTGTAAGTAAAGCATTTGAAAATGGGTTTGACTTTTATGCAAACTACACATGGCAAGATGTTGATACTGTTGGTAACTTAACTTCAAGTAGAAATATTTCTAACTTTAAGTATACTACTAAGTATGCTGATTTTAATGACGACGTAATGCATAGATCTGTTTACGAAAGAGAACACACATTAAGTTTTGTTGGTAATTATACTGCAAACTTAATTGCTAACTCTCCAAGTAGATTTACATTTATTGTTAGTGCTGTAAGTGGTGAGCCTTTCTCATACACATTAGGCCAATACAAAGATGGTGCACTATGGGGTCTAGATAGAGAATCAGCAAGAGACGAAACTGCGGCATTTTATGTCCCAGACGGATCTGGAACTGACGTAATTATACCTAGTTGGTTTGCTGATGATTACAATGCCTACATTGCCGCCTCAGGGTTAGGTAAGTATGCAGGTGGATTTGCACCAATCAACGAGTTTGAAACAGATTGGAATTACAGACTTGACTTTAAATTTACACAGGAACTTCCTGGATTAGGTTTAACAGACAAGGACAAATTTGTAATTACACTTGATGTTGAAAACTTACTCAACTTGCTTGATAGCGATTGGGGTAAACAAACCAAAGCAAACGGAACAGCAAGAAGTATTGCAGAAGCAACTCCTATCAACAATGGTGATGGTAGTTGGTCTTATGAATACAGACCTGCTTATGGTATGAACATAGATAGAATTGATAACCAAGTTACCAATTACTATAGAAGTACTTACCGTTTACAACTTGGACTTAAATACGTTTTCTAAACGATATCCAAAAAGATTAAAGGGTATCTTTTGATGCCCTTTTTCTTGACTTCTATATGATAGGTGTTATAATAAGTTTATGGATCACTACGAAACTCTTGGCGTAAGCAAAGACGCCAATCAACAGGATATTAAAAAGGCATACCGCAAACTTGCGAGTAAGCATCATCCTGACAAAGGTGGTGATCAAGAACAGTTCAAAAGGATACAAGGAGCATATGAAACACTAAGTGATCCAAACAAACGTGCTCAGTATGATAATCCTAATCCTTTTGAAGGGTTCAGTCAAGGAGGTAGTCCATTTGCAGATATATTTGGCGATATATTTGGCGGCAGACAACAAAGGCGTCCTGTAAAAAATCCTGATGGGGTTGTGGATGTTGGAGTTACTTTATTGCAAACATTTGCAGGAAGTGAGATAGTTGTTAATACTGGATATGCTTCCTTTAATGTGGCAATTGAGCAGGGTGTAGATGATGGAACCAAACTTAAATTACATGGCAAAGGTCCAATCAGAGACGAAAGACTTCCTGCAGGAGATTTAATTGTAAGGTTACACATAGAATACCCCCCAGATTGGGGTCGAGACAGAGAGCATTTATTTTATAGGCATAATATAAATGTTATAGATGCTATGACAGGTTGCACTATCACAATAAAACATGTTGATGGTAAAAAGTATGACCTTAAGGTACCAGCAGGAACTGTGCATGGTACTAGACTCAAGATGAAGAATTTAGGTATGAAAATACCAACATATGGTATAGTTGGCGATCTATATATTATTATAGAACTAGATGTACCCACTATTAATAACGAAAAAGATAAAGAACTTTTAAATAAAATTAAACAAAGAAACACTTATGGAAAGCAAATATATAGATAGTATAATTCAAAACGCAGTAAACTTTGCCAAGGACAAAGAGCATGAGTATGTTACATTAGAACATATTATGTTTTGTCTTATAGAGCATGAAGACATAACTGGGTTAATTAAAGAACTTAGTATTGACGTAAACAACATAGTTGAGGATTTAAATCAATATTTAGATGATGCTGAACTTAATGGCCTTGTGAATCAACATGGTGTTAAGGGAGAGCCTAAAAAGACAGTATCAATAGAAAGAATCATACAACGTTCACTAGCACAGGTAATTTTTAGTGGCAGGGAAGAAGTAAGACCATTAGATATGTTCTTAAGTATTCTAAGTGAACAGAATTGTCATGCCGCATATTATTGCCAGTTAAACGGATTAGATAAAAATATCATTGTAGATTATTTAGAACACAAATATAATACTGATAAGAGTTCTGAATTAGTTAAAGAGTATACAACTAACTTAAATGATGAGGCTCTAAAAAACAGAATAGATACTTTAATAGGCAGACACGAAGAGGTGGATGAGCTAGTACATATCCTCGCAAGACGTAAAAAGAATAACGTAGTGTTAGTTGGTGAGCCCGGTACAGGTAAAACAGCAGTAGCAGAAGGACTTGCTAAACGTATTGTTGATGGTGATGTTCCAGATGTTATACAAAATAAAATAATTTATAGTTTAGCAGTAGGTGATTTACTTGCTGGTACCAGATACAGAGGAGACTTTGAGGAGAGGTTCAAGACAGTACTTGAAACATTAGAGGCTAGTCCTAATGCCATATTGTTTATAGATGAAATACATATGATAATGGGTGCCGGTAGTGCCGGTACAAGTAGTGTAGACATTGCTAACATGATTAAGCCTGTGTTAGGCAAAGGCAGATTACTCACAATAGGTGCAACAACACCAGACGAGTTTGCTGATAGTTTTGAAAAAGACAGAGCACTAATGCGTAGGTTTGCTAAACTTGATATAGAAGAAACTAGTGTGGAAGACACTAAAGAGATTATTAAGGGACTTAACAATTACTATGAAGAGTTTCATAAAGTTAAGTACTCCGAGGAACTATTAGAGAAATCAGTTGACTTATGTCACAGATATATCAAAAATAAATGCTTTCCAGATAAGGCATTAGATGTTATTGATGCCGCAGGAGCCAGAGTAAAATTGCGTGGAGACGATACAGTAACAATGAAAGACATTGTACAGGTTATCAGTAAAATATCACATGTGGGTGAAGATGTTATTGATGTAGAGAGTGTTGATACATACAAAAACTTAGATGCCAGAATAAAAACAACAGTATACGGACAAGATGAGGCAGTTGATAAAATTGTAGAAAATATTGTTGTAAGCAAGTCAGGTTTAAGAGAAAAAAATAAACCTATAGGAAGTTTCCTTTTAGTTGGGCCTACAGGCACAGGTAAAACAGAAACCGCTAAAACACTTGCTAGAGAATTAGAATGTAAACTAGTTAAGTTTGATATGTCAGAGTACATGGAAAAACATAGTGTTAGTAAACTTATAGGTGCTCCTCCTGGATATGTAGGACATGCTGAAGGTAAACTAGGGCAAGGATTATTGTTAGCAGAAGTTGAAGATAATCCTAACTGTGTATTACTATTAGACGAAGTAGAGAAGGCCGCACCGGAAGTATTACAGGTATTATTGCAAGTAATGGACGATGGTCATTTAACAGGCAGTACGGGTAAAGAAGTAGACTTCAGTAATGTTATATTACTAATGACATCTAACTTAGGTGCCACAGATGCTGAGGGTCTTAAAATTGGTTTTGGAGATCAAACAAAAACTAAAGCAGTTGACAAAGCAGTTGAGAAGTTCTTTTCACCTGAATTTAGAAACAGATTAGATGCTATAATTACATTTAATAAACTTGCTAAAGAGTTAATGTTAAAAATTGTAGACAGGCTTGTTGTTGAAACAAATGAATTACTTAAAGAGAATGAAAGTACTGTGACTATTAGTTTGACACCTTCTGCCAGAAAACAACTTGCTGACGATGGATACGAGCCGTCAATGGGTGCAAGGCCATTAAAAAGAGTATTTGAGGACAAAATTAAAAAACCATTAAGTAAAAAAGTTTTATTTGAAGATTTATCGGATATTAATATTGAGGTTGATTATACAGAGGATTATAATTTCTCAACATAAACAATGTCGTATTATACTACTAGAATAAAAAACAGTTGTAAACCTTTAGGTAAAACTTATCGTGGCTATAAGATTATACCTAGTGAAAAAGTATATTATGGAGAATACCAATATAAAATTTGTTTTGAAGGAAACAAATTTCATTATGATATATTATTATTCTCAGATTTAGTTAAGACAGTTCAGGTAGATACTTATTTTTATAGGCTTCAAGTGACGTCAAAAAATATAAATCTTTATGTTCACGATAAAGATACATTAGACAGTATCATAGACAGGTATCAACATACAGATTATTTACAAAATATTCATTCTCCTATAGATAATGACCATCTGGAAAGCCTTCTAGATTCAGATACTGAGTATGTATATAGGAATAAATACTGGTATGGAATGTATCCTATAAAAGTTGTATTTCACAAGCCATATGGTTATGCTAAACAGGTAAATATGGATGACGAAACTTTTAGCAAAGACTTTAAAGATTTTATAGCAGGAAGTTTTGGTGAATACAGATTATTTGAAGGTTATATAACAAATTGGTACTCTAATTATTTGTGGCTTACACAAGAAGAATTTGATAATGGGTATCCGTTCTTAAAATTAAGTTATGGTGATTTAATTCATAAGGTACAAAAAGTAAAATTATTGGAGCAATAAGATGGGATTATTTGGAAAGGACACAAAACTAGACCGTGAGGCAGTTTTTGAACAACTTAAAATAGATGAAGGAGTAGTATATGAAGTATATCATGATCATTTGGGACTCCCAACATTTGGTGTTGGACATCTGGTTTTAGAATCAGATCCTGAATATGGCAAACCATTAGGAACTCCTGTAGACGAAGATAGAGTGAAAGAGTGTTTTGAAAAAGATCTAGATACCGCAATATCAGAATGTGAAGTATTATATGAAGACTTTGGTGATTGGCCAGATGAAGTTCAACAAATATTAGTTAATATGATGTTTAATATGGGCAGAACAAGATTGAGTGGGTTTAAAAACTTTAAGAAAGCATTAGAGTCACAAGATTGGAGCCAAGCAGGTATAGAAGGCCGTGATAGTAAGTGGTACAGGCAGGTCACTAATCGAGCTGAACGACTAATGGAGAGATTAGAAAACGTCTAGGTGATAAATAGTATTATTACTTAGAGGATTTTTAATGCCTAACAGAAGAAGCATAAACATATTAGGTTCCACAGGAACTACTATGAACCAAACAAGCGAAAACGTAAAGGGGGATTCCTTTTATGGGTTTTCTGATGGTTGGCATACTATACAAGTAGTTTACAATCAATTTATAGGCAGGTTCCATGTAGAGGCAACTTTGTCTACAGACCCTGGCGAAACTGACTGGTTCGGCATCGAGCCCGAAGTAACTAATGGATCTGAGTTTTCAGCAGGACTAAGTTACGTTCAGTTCAATAGTAACAATCCAGGCGACGGCGCAGAAGCGTATACATTCAGAGGAAACTTTACATATCTACGTGTAAGGATGGATAGGGCTCACGTTGGAGACGGCACTACCTATGATCCTTCATACGGTTCAATAAGCAAAGTAATTTTATCAGCATAAAGTGATAAATAGTGTAATATAATACACTATTAGGATAAAATTGAATGTCATTTGCAAATACATTTATAACATTAAGCGACGTTGATATTACCACACTCCAGGCTGGTAAATTTTTACGAGTAAGGCCAACTGGCAACTTAGAAATCTCACAATACGATATCACAACAGATACTTTAACTGATGTAATAACAACAGGTGCTTATGAACCAAGTGTTGGCCAAACACTAGTATATGGTGCAGATAGTAAATGGAAACCAGCAACACTAGATGTATATAGTGCTGGTAATGGTCTAAATAAATCCGGACTCACATTAAATGTCACAGCAGGTACAGACGGTGGCTTACTGTCTAATGCTGATGGTGTTTACATTGCCGATGTAGCAGATGCATCAAATGTTGCGGCAACACATGGAAATGCAACTCATACACCAGTTATTACAGTAAACAGCAAAGGCCAAATTACAGGTGTTACTCCAACAGAAATTACTGTTACTGCGGCGTCAAGCCTAACAGCAGATTATATAAACAGTATTGCTGGAACATCAGGGCAAATTACAGTTACTGGTGGCACAGGCAACAAAGCAAACGCAGTTCTTAATTTAGTAGCAACAGGCGTAACTGCTGGTATATATGGTAACGCAACTGCTATACCTAGGATCACAGTTGATACTTATGGTAGAATTAGTTCAGTAGATACAGTTAATGCCATAGCAAGTGGCGAAGGCGGAGACCTTAGTAATGTTACAACACTGGCGTATGCAAACATCCATGTTTCAGGACAAACAAGTTTAGGCGCAGACAGAAAAGATGATGACCTTACTTTTGCAGGTGGCATAGGTATTAATGCCACAACAGACGCAAACAACGATACTATATCATTTGCAATAAATCCAACGACTGCCGCGGCGGCAATGGACATTGCAGACTTTAAAGATGTAGATGCAAGTGGAATTACAAACGGACAAGTTTTAATTTGGAACAGTAGTACAAGTAAATTTGAAGCAGGAGATCAAACAGGTTCAGGCGGTGGTAGTAATGTTACTTTAACAGACTTCAGTGTTACCACAGCAACACCAAGTGGTAATGGTAGTTTATCATATGATAATGCAGGTGTGTTTACATTTACACCAGCAGATACCAGTTCAGGGGGTATTGATACTTCTGGGGTTGATGCACACTTAAATACCAGCGGTGCAAGTTCAGGACAAGTTTTAAGTTGGAACGGTAGTGATTATGCCTGGGTAGCTCAAAGCGGCTCTTATGGTAATACCGAAGTACAGACATACTTGGATGCTCAAGGTTATAGCAACGTAGATAACGATGCCCAAACATTAAGTTGGAACGCAGGAACATCAGCATTAGCAGTAAGTGGTGGTAATAGTGTTGACTTATCCGCATTAGAACAAACATTAAGTGTTAGTGCAAACATTTTAACAATTAGTGGCAGTAGCAGTACTGTAGATTTAGGTAAAACAAGATTCTATTATGCTAACCAATCAGACTTCCCTAACGCAACAACATATCATGGTGCTATTGCACACTCACATGCAGACGGAGCCATGTACTTTGCACATGGTGGTGCTTGGGTTAAAATTCCAACAACAGGCGATATAACAACAGCAAATACAAACATGCAGGCCTATATTGATGCAGAAATTAACACATTAATAGGCGGAGCCAATGTCAACTTAGACAGTTTGGCTGAAGTTGCCAATGCATTAGGCAATAGCAATACAGAACTAAGTACCGTAGCATTTACAGGTACATATAGCGATTTACAAACAAGACCAACTATAGCATTAAGTGGTAGTGATCTAACATATGATGGCACAACACTAGACTTATCAGGAGTAGGCGCAACAGGACCACAAGGTCCAACAGGAAATACTGGTGCCACAGGTGCAACGGGTAATGGAATTACCAATGCAGTTGTCTCCAGTAATGACCTTATTTTAACGTATTCAAATACGTCAGTACAAAATTTAGGCAACATAAGAGGACCAGTAGGACCAACAGGTGCAGATAGCACAGTAGCAGGACCACAGGGTAATGTGGGTGTTGGTATAGACACAGCAACTATTACAGGTGCTAATTTAATACTAACATTAAGCAACAGTACTACCATAGATGCTGGTAATGTTGTAGGAGCAACAGGTCCCACAGGTGCTACAGGCCCACAAGGCCCAGCAGGTAATGTATTAGTAACAACAGCCAATGCGGCACCAAGTGGTGCTAGTGAAGGTCAGATGTGGTATGCTACAGATGACGGGCATACATACATATATCATAATAGTGCATGGGTACAAGCAAACCCAGGACAAGATCCACAAACACTATCCTTAGCAGGTAATGTTATTACTATTAGTGGCAGTAACAGTAATGTAGACCTAACAACAATTTTAGGAGCCGTAGATACTGATACTGATGCACAAGATTTAAGTTTAAGTGGTAATGTAATTAGTTTAACAGGACAAAGTGGTAATGTTGATTTAACAGCAACGTTGGCACCATATTTAAAATCTGAAACTGATAGTCAGGATTTATCATTAAGCGGCAATATAATTAGTTTAACAGGCCAATCAGGTAATGTTGACTTAACAAGTTTATTAGTATCAGGTAATTATAATGATGCCGCAGTAGACACACATCTTAACCAAAGTAATCCAACTTCAGGATATGTATTAAGTTGGGATGGTTCGGATTATGCCTGGGTGGCACAATCAGGTGGCGGTGGTGCCGGAGACATCACAAGTGTTGTAGCAGGAACAGGATTAAGTGGTGGTGCCACAACAGGTGATGCCACAATAAACTTAGCAGATACGGCCGTAACAGCAGGCACATATGGTAGTGCTACCAAGAGTGCAAGAATAACAGTTGATGCTCAAGGTAGATTAACCAGTGTTACAGAAGCAACCATTTCAGGTGGTGGCGGTGGTGGCGGCTCTGGATCAGTAATAGAAAGATTTAAGTTAAATTATTTAAGTAATGGAAATCTAGCAGGCACAAGTGACTTAACATCTGGTATAACCGGTGTAACAATCAATAGTGCCACTGGCGGTGAAGTCAGCATTACTTTTGATAATGGTACATATAATTTACCTCCCGGCTCAATTATGTTCTATGGATACGATTATACAAACAACAAATACAGTATTGTGCCATTTGAAACTTCAATGGGTTACAGGGAAATAGATGCAGGTGGTTCAAGTGGTTCTCCTACATTGTTTGATGGTTCAAGTACACTCACTGTTAAATTAAGATTACGTGAAGCAGAAACCGGCGCAAGTAGAGGTGGTTTTGGTACAACTACACATGCCTGGGTACAATTTGTTATGTATAACTAGGTATAAAGATGGCATCTTATAAATCAAGACAAGTAAAATTAAACTACCCAAATAAAGTTTTAAGTGTGAATGCTAGTAGTATAGCAGGATCAGATTATTGGCCACATGCTAATGGTTCAGCAGATTTATGGTATAGTGGTTCTACAAGTCCCAAATATTACAGATGGGAAGTTACATTTACTGTTACCGAACAGCAACACGGTTCTCACTTAACCAGAGACGACTTCAGATACAATGGACTAGATGTTATTGTGGGAGACTGGATAGGTGGCGCGACTACAGGACAATGTTTAAAAATTATTTCAATTAGTTCTAAGACAAAAACAAGTGTAACATGTGTTGTTGAAGATTGGTTAAGATATAATACATTTAAATCAACAACAGGTAACGGTATATTTGGTACTGGTGCCGCAGTTATTTTTACTCTTAATGAAAATGGTATCCCAATGTTGGACCCACTTCCAACATCAGTATCCAGTTCTTTCTTTACAGAAGTATTAAGTAGATTTAATTACTTAAATCCGCAGTTAAACTATGTGTTAGAAAAAACTGCACACGGTTTTGAAAAAGGTGATGTAATAAGTGTTACTGATGCTGGATATGGCAAGGCAAATGCCATCACAGCAGACAGAATGATAGGTATAGTTACTGAAACAGGCCCAGGGCCAAATCAGTTTATGATATTACCCAACAACAGAATTATTGACTTTGACCCTGGTATACCTGGTACCCAAGGAGATTACATATATGTTGACAGCTCAGGTAGTTTAAGCAATACAGATACTGGTAGTGGAAAAGTTGCATTTTTAAATATACGAAGTGCAGTACCCACAATACTAACAGGAGATCAGGGTAATCCAGAAGTTGGTGACGGCAACACTATTATATTAAACGGTGTTTCAATTTCATTTAGTGGTACTGGTGGTACATCTAATATAGCAGAAATTTCTAATCAATTAAATACAGAAACCAGTAATACATTCATTGTATCAAGCACACTACCTCAAGAAAGTGTAGCAACAGCAGACAGTGGTAATTCAATTTACGGTCTTATTGGTGGATATACGCCTTTTAGTGCATATATTGATAATGGTAGTGGTAATACTCTAATTAATTTTACCAGTAACGGTAGTGTATATGCAACTGTGAGTACACCGCAAGATATGAAAACAGATATCGATGCTGAGAGTATTGCGAACTTATCTGTTACAGCAACAACGACAGAATTATCTTTATCAGACCTAAATGGAAATGCTATTAATATATACAATGGTAATGCTGATACTGGGGGTTATAATTTTGTAGGAGCCAGTAATATATCTGGTCTACCTGCAACAACGGCGGCCACTAATGCAGATAAACTAAGACTTACCAGAGACGATGGTGGGGAAATTTTAATTTTTGAAGATAGTACCTTATTCCAGGATCAAACAGGAATCTTCTCGGCACACACAGGTAGTGTTCCTCTAGCAATGAACATTGAACAAGGTGTGCGTACAGGTGGAACCACTGTGGTAGGTACAACAAGTGCCAGAGATGCCTTAGCACCAGCGGCTGGTGACCAGGCTTATGTTACTAATAAAGGTGACGGTGAATGGGGTCTATACCTTTATACAGGTAGTGCATGGGTACAAGTATCAGATGCCGATAGTGCCAACGTTGATGCTAAAACAATAACGGTAAACTTTGAAATGCCAGTTGGTGGTTTTGGTACTAGTACAACAACTAATATGGGTAACATATCTCCAGGAAGAAAAATACAAAGTGTCAGTGTTGAAGTACATACACCATTTAGCGGACACTCAGGTGGTTCTCCAAATATCGAGGTTGGTACTATTGCTGACCCAGATGTTTATTGTGATAGCCCAAGCAATGATTTAACTGAAGCGGTATCATATATCTGTAATCCAGAATATGTTTATCCGAATTCAAACACACAAGATCAAACTATTAGAGCACGTTGTAATCATTACAACGCAAGTGCTGGAAACGTAACAGTTAAACTTACCTACGTTTAAAAAAAGTCCAAAAAACGATAAATACTTGTAACGTTCAGCGAAAGCAAAACGTTATCGATAACGAATTAGAACATAAGTATTAGGAGATACAAATGGCTGATATTAAAAACTTTGGTATCAAAGGTATAGCGGCCGATGTGCAAATGGGTAAATCTGGTGGACGTTTAAAATACGATTCCAGTAATAACAGATTTGATTTAATGCAAAGTGATGGATCTACTCTTGAAGATTTAAGAATAGGTACTATTACTTCTGGAGCCTGGAATGGCACAGCAATCGGAACGACATACGGTGGTACAGGACAAGATTTTTCTAGTAGTACAGGTGTTATAAAAGTTTCAAGTGGAACTATGTCGGCGGCGGCATTGGATCTTACTGCAGATGTAACTGGTGAATTACCAGTAACAAACGGCGGCACAGGTGCAAGTTCAGCCAGCGATGCAAGAACCAACTTGGGATTAGGTAACTTATCCGTACAGGCCTCTAACTCTGTAAACATTGATGGCGGTGCCATTGATGGAACAGCAATTGGAGCCAATAGTGCAAGTACTATTATAGGAACAACAATTCAAGCAACATCCGGCTTTACAGGAGATTTAACAGGTACGGCCGCAAATGCGACCATACTTGCAACAGCAAGAACTATTGGTATGACGGGAGATGTCACTTGGACATCAGCATCATTCGACGGTTCAGGAGATGTAACAGGTACATCAACTTTAGCAACAGTTAATAGTAACGTAGGAACATTTGGTAGTACAACTGCCATTCCTGTTGTTACAGTTAATGCAAAAGGACTAGTTACAGCAGTTACAACTGCATCTGTATCTAGTGCTTTAACAATTGGAGCCGATAGTGGTTCTGATGATGTGGTAACTATAGGAACAGATACACTTAACTTTGTTGGAACAGGTAACGAAATAGAAACAACGGTTAGTGATAACCAAATCCAAATTGGATTACCAAATGACGTAACAATAGGTAATAACCTAACTGTTACTGGTAGTTTCTTATCAGATGATATTACAGCGGCTACAGTTACAATTAACGGTAACTTAACAGTTACAGGTACGCAAACAACCACAGACTCTACAGTTGTTACAGTTGCAGACCCACTTTTCCAAGTAGGTTCAGACACTAACGATAACTTAGACAGAGGTGTGACATTCTTACATAACGATGGATCTAGTAAAACTGGTTTCTTTGGTATGGACGAAGGTACAGGCGTATTTACATATATCCAAGATGCAACAGACACCGCATCAGTAATTACTGGTAGTGCAGGTGCAGTTAAATTTGGTGCTATAGAAGGTACATCATTTAGTGATGGTACTATTTCAGGTATTACATTTGTAGATGAAGACAACATGGCATCTGATAGTGCAACTAAAGTGCCTACACAGCAATCAGTAAAAGCATACGTTGATACACAGATTACTGCTCAAGACTTAGACTTCCAAGGCGACAGTGGTGGAGCACTTGCTATTGATTTAGACAGTGAAACATTAACTATTGCAGGTGGAACAGGACTTAGCTCAGTAGGTAGTGGAAATGGTGTAACAATAAACCTTGATGACACGGCGGTAACAGCCGCGGCATACGGTAGTACAACTGAAATTCCAGTTATTACTGTAGATGCACAAGGTAGAATTACAGCGGCTTCAACAGCGGCAATTTCTACATCATTTACGTTAAGTGATGGGTCTAACACTCAAACTGTTAATGGTGGCGACACTATGACAGTTACAGGTGGAACAGGTATTACATCAGCAGTTGCGGCTACTGATACTGTAACATTAACACTAGATGACACGGCGGTAACAGCCGCATCATATGGTAGTGCTACAGCAATTCCAACATTTACAGTTGATGCACAAGGACGTTTAACAGCGGCCGGTGAAGCATCTATTAGTTCAGACTTAACAGTTGGTGCTGATAGTGGAACAGATGACGTTGTAAGAGTAGGAACTGATACACTTAACTTTGCAGGTACATCAAACGAAACTACTACAACAGTCAGTAACAATACTATTACTGTTGGACTAGCAAGTTCAGTAAGTGGATTAACTTCAGTTAGTGCAACAACATTAACAGACGGTACTTTAAGTGCATCAAGTGGTGCAATTACAGGTGCTACAGATATCACAGCAAGTGGAACAGTACAATTTGGTTCATTAAGTGATGGTAGTATTACTGCTACAGGTTTTGTGGATGAAGATAACATGGCATCAGATAGTGCTACACTTATCCCAACACAACAATCTGTTAAAGCATACGTTGACTCAGTAGCAACAGCGGCTGATTTGGATTTCCAAGGAGATTCAGGTGGTGCATTAAGTATAGACTTAGACAGCGAAACTTTAGACATTGCAGGTGGTACTAACATTACTACAGCAGGTGCTAATAACACATTAACTGTAAACCTAGACACTACCTTAACAGGTATGGTTGCAGGTACATTTAGTGGTGCTGTAACTGGTGGTAGTTTTACTGACGGTACTGCTACATTAAGTAGTGGTGCTTTAAGTGGTGTTACAACAATTAATACATCAGGTGATGTAACAGTTGGCGGTAACTTAACTGTAAGTGGTACACAAACTAGTGTAAACTCAACAAATACAACTATCACAGATACGTTGATTGTTTTACAGTCTGGTTTAACTGGTGCTAACCCTAACGACATTGGTCACATTTACGAAAGAGGTTCCGATGGAGACAACGGTTTCTTAGGATGGGATCAATCAACTGATAGGTTTATAGCGGCAACAACAACTGCAGACGGATCAACTGCTGGAGATTTAACTCTTACAGCGGCTGACTTTGAAGCGGCGGCGATTATTGGTACAGATATTACTGGCTCAGGCACAGTAGAGTTTGGATCTTTAAGCGACGGTACTGTTACAGCAACAGCATTCCAAACAACAGTTACTGATAGTGATACTCTTATCCCTACTGGTGGCGCGGTTGTTGACTATGTTGCTAACAATGGTGGTGACGGACTATTACTAAGAAGTGCGATATCAAGTGGTAGTAATACTGCTTCTATTGGTACTGTACCAAATGTTAGTACTAGAACTTACTATGCAGAAAAAATAGTAATTAAAGTTAGTACAGCATTTAGTGGTAATAGTGTTAATTACTTTACTGTTAAAGAAAACGCTGGTGCAGGTAGTACACTTGTTGCTAAAGCAGACGCAGATGCGGGTACTGTAGGAACATATATTATCGAACTAGATGGTGATATTACTTTAACAAAAAATGCGGCGGTAACGTTAGCATTCTTTGATGCAAGTGATAATGCTGTTAGCCCTACAGCAGGTGCGGCAGTGGCCTCAGTTCATTATAATTGGACAGCATAATTCCTAGAATATAGGGAGTAACTTTAAAGGGCGGTTTTTAACCGCCCTTTTTTTGTCTGTAAGATAAATATTATTGTAACGCAAGTTACATCGTTCATTCACTCTAAATGTAGCAGTGAACGGAAGTAGTCAATTGTGACGAAGGAACGTACTGAACTCGTTCATCGCCACTCTAAATGTAGAGCGACGACGGAAGTAGGTAATTAGACCGAAGGAACGCATCTTTGTAAAAGGAGATGACATGACTAATCAAAATGCACAAATCAAACGTGCAGTCAAACTAGCCCTTAGAAGAGAACAAAGAAAATCTGATTTACAGGAAAGAATGTTTCCTCGTGTAGTTAATGTTTCAAAACAAACATCTGAGCTACCTAAGTATATTACAGATAATCCGTTCTATCCTTAAAGGCAACGTGGCCCTTCGGGGCCACACTATCTTCTTAATCCGTCAGCTCTAAAAGATGATAATAGCATAGTTGTTTCAACCATACTCATGTTTGGTGTTAGTCCCCATGGTATATGACTTGGCCAATAAATTACTTTAAACTGTTTTGGTTTAATATACAACTGTGTGTCTTGTGTATTTTGACCTGAGAATATTTTAGAATTAAAGTTATTTAAAACAAGATGGCTTCCTTTATTTGTTGTTTGTAAAAATATTCCAGCATTATACCACCTTTGAGGTTCTGTATTTATAGGATATTGATGGTTAGGATGCACACTTACCAAGTAAGGATTTAGTAAGTTTATATCCCTATGTACTTTTAAATTAAAATTACTTACTACATGAGTAACGAAATTTGTTGCTACTAAATTAGCAATTTGGGGTATAATGCCCTCACATGGAAACTGCTTATTAGTAAACCAACCGTATACAGTTTCTGTGGTTATACCTGATTCTTTATTTAATTTTAAACTGTTTTGTATTTCTTTATTTAATCCTTGTGGGATTTCTAATTGACCCTCAAAAATGTAGTCAGGAAATGCTATAGATTTTTTTAATGCCATACTACTATTTAACAAAAACCATTGACTTTTACTCAGGATTCCAGTATAATATGCGTATGAATAAAAACAAAATAATATTAACAGATTGCGACGGTGTTGTATTGGATTGGGAAGAGGGCTTTTCAATATGGATGGAACATCACGGGCATACTAAAGTTGACGGGTATCAGTACATGTATAACATTGGTGACAGATACGGTATTACAAAAGAGCAAGGCAGTAAATTAGTTAAACAGTTTAACGAAAGTGCGGCAATAGGGTTCCTCCCTCCACTTCGTGACGCTCAATACTTTGTAAAAAAATTACATGAGCAACATCAGTATAAGTTTATAGCAATTACTAGTTTAAGTTTAGATCCATATGCAAAATATTTAAGAGAAAGAAATCTTAAAAAGTTATTTGGAGATGCATTTATAGAGGTAATTTGTTTAGACACAGGTGCAGATAAAGATGAGATACTTGCTGAGTATGGTCCTAAATATCCTGGAAATTACTGGATAGAAGACAAACCAGAGAATCTTAAAGCAGGTATAGACAACGGACTTAACGGTGTATTAGTAGAACATGGTCACAATATGGACTATACAGGTAATGCCAATGTAGTAAAAAATTGGGAAGAGATTTATAATTTAGTTATAGATAATACTTGACAAGTTTTTAAATTTTGCTATAATGTATAGTATATTTGGTAAAGGAGTAGAAAATGCAAACATTTCCAATTGAAGAAGTATTAGCAGTAAGTTGTGCGGCACACAGAATTAATGACGGATTCATTAAAAAAGATCAAGTAAGATTTGACAGAAAGTATGAAAAGTCAACATGTAATAGTGACTTATTATACAATTTTTTCTTTACTGATAAAAAATTTCCAATTACTGAAAAAGATAAAACTATAGCAGTTGAAGTTAAAGAATATTTAACAGGACTTAGTTTTAAAGCATTAGAGCGTGAACTTACTGAATTTGAAAGTAACGTATTAAAACTAGTCAGCTCTAAAGAAATCGCAAAAGATAAGTTAGGTATAGCCGCCAGTTTGCCTAAAGTTTACTTAAACAAAGTAGATCAAGATAATTGGACAGAACGAGAAATGCAACTATCTAGAACCAGTCAAAATATTGGTACTCTACATCAAAGAGAAAAAATAGAGGCAACAGTTGAATTTACTAGATATATACCTAGAACAATGAGCTACATTGTTACCTGTAGTGTAAAAGATCAGCATATACTTAAATTTTTTACAGACAAAAAAATTGAACCAGGAAAACAAGTAACACTTGAAGGATTTATAAAATCCCAAAGTAAAGGCAAATATCATGGTGGACAAGAAACAGTAGTAAACCGTATTAAGTTCATTGAAGACGAAAAATAGTTTTTATAGTGTGTCTTAGGCATTCGCGTCTGGTTATACCACTTTAAACACATAACCTAAATTGTAAGTCATACTGATCAGAGACTTTAAACATCGATCAGATTAGAACGAAGCCTCCTAGAAAATCATGAATTTATTTATAGGAGGTTTTCTTTCTGTGATAAATACTAGTATAACAAATTAGGGAGTTATACAATGGCAGACGACACAGTTAAGAAAGAATTTCATCCTGCTGATACAAACGGTGATGGAAAAGTAAGTAAAGCCGAAGAGGCAATGTATTTAGAGTTCAAACGTAAAGAATTAGAGGATATGGATGCTATGCGTGATGCTCAACGTAGCATGGCTTGGTTTGCACTAAGTGGTATGTTACTGTATCCTTTTGCAGTAGTAATAGCAGTATTGGCTGGCTTAAATCAAGCAAGTGAAATACTTGGCGATATGGCCGCCACATACTTTGTAGCAGTTGCAGGTATTGTTGCCGCATTCTTTGGTGCTCAGGCATTTAGTAAAGGTAAGTAATAGTAATGAAAAATTTTATAGAATGGCATAAAGATGCAACGTTAGACTTTATAGAAAAGTATAACTTGTCTATGTATCAAGTCGCTTGGGCTAGTTGGTTTAAGGGAATGATCACAATGGCTGTTCTTATTTGGATATTTTGATGTTTATAAAACACTTTGTAAGAATGTTGACACGAGAAGAACTCAGTGATGAGGACGTTATTGTGTATTTTGATGTTGTACAGAGTGTTGTACCAACTAAACTACTTACTGCTTATGACGAAGAAAAAGCAAAAGTGGGTATAGAAGTAATGGCATATACCAGTGAAGATGACGATGGTGATATGTGGATTTACGAAATTGTATTACAGGATGAAATAGACTCTGAAGAAGGTGATAAAATATCAGATGAACTTTTTGAAGAGTTTCCTGACGTCAAGTTTACATTTGAAGCATCAGTAGAAGTTTAGTGATAATAGAAGTCCATTTTAATGGCAATGAATTTATTGCCTACGACAAGAAAACCAACCAACAAATCACAGATAGGTCAATCCTAAATGTAATATCCTTTGAGCAGTTTCCAGGAATTAAAGGTGTCTTTGATATAAATGTTGACACTTCCGGAAGATCTGTTATAATAGAACCATTACAAATAAATATTGGTATACAGGATACAAACACAAATGGCATTTAATAAAACATTTAATCAAGAAGAAGTAGCAAGACTTAAAAAATTAATTCAGGAAGGAGATCAAGTTCTACACGAAGTTGACGCTCTAAGCACAGGACTAAGGGAAACTGTTAAAGCAATAGCAGAAGAAATGGACCTCAAGCCAGGTGTTCTTATGAAGGCAGTAAAAATTGCTCACAAAGCCAAATTCCAAGACGAGTTCGACAAATTTGATGAACTTGAAACTATATTGGAATCTGTTGGCAAAACACTATAAAAGTATATTGACTTTTAGCCACAACTACTGTATAATCACAGTATGAGGAAAGCACATCTATGAGTTACGTTGACGCATTTTATGATCAGGGCAAGGACATTGTTACTGTCGTTGAGCGTGTCGATGGCAAACGTATTATAAAAGAAATAAGTCCCACACATAATTTTTATTATTCAGATCCTCATGGTAAACATAGAAGTATTTATGGAGATCCTGTAACTGAGCTAAGGTGTGCTAACATAAAGGACTTTAAGAAGAACTTAGGTATTCATAGTAGCAATAAAACTTTTGAGAGCGATATAAGGCCTCTTAATAAAGTATTAGCAGAACATTACAACGGCGCAGATGCTCCTGATCTAAATGTAGCATTTTTTGACATTGAGGTAGACTTTGATCCACAACGTGGGTATAGTAGTCCTTCTGATCCATTTACTCCTATAACTGCTATTGGTGTGTACATGCAATGGATAGATGCTATGATATGTTTAGCAGTACCCCCTAAAACTTTAAGTTGGGAACAGGCACAAGAAATTGTAAAACCACTGCCTGAAGTTATGTTATTTAAAACAGAAAAGGAAATGTTAGATACATTTTTAGATATTATTGAAGATGCTGATGTACTAAGTGGTTGGAATTCAGAAGGATATGATATACCTTATACAGTCAACAGGATTACTAAAACATTAGGTAAAGCAGAAACAAGACGTATGTGTTTGATGAAAAAACTGCCTAAGAGAAGAGAGTATGAAAAGTTTGGTAGTGAAGTTGTTACATATGATTTGGTTGGCAGAATACATTTAGATTATCTAGAGCTTTACAGAAAATACAACTATGAAGAAAGACATAGTTACAGGTTGGACTACATTGGTGAAATGGAAGTTGGAGAGAAGAAAGTTCCATATGAAGGTAGTTTAGATAGACTTTACAATCATGACTTCCTAAAGTTTTGTGAATATAATATACAAGACGTTATGTTGTTAGACAAACTAGATAAAAAATTACAGTTTGTTGACTTAGCAAATATTATTGCACATGAAAATACAGTATTAATACCAACTACTATGGGTGCTGTAGCAACAACAGAACAAGCAATTATAAATGAAGCACACAGACGTGATATGGTAGTGCCTGATAAGCCTAAAGCATCTGAACGTGATAGTGCCGCAGGTGCCTTTGTGGCAACGCCTAAGAAAGGATATCATGACTGGGTAGGCAGTATGGACTTAAACAGTCTATATCCTAGTGTGTTTAGGGCTCTTAATATGGCGCCTGAGACTATTGTAGGACAATTAGATCCTAGTTATACATTAGAAGAAATTACTAATGCACAGAAGTTAGAAAAGAAAAGTTTTGCAGATGCATGGCATGGAAAGTTTGGTACTAATGAGTTTGAATTTGTTAAAAGCAAAGACGTTGACCATATGATGAAGTTGGAAATGGAAGATGGCGGAGTACATGAAGTAACAGGTGCTGATGTTTATAACTTAGTTTTTAATAGTGGGCAACCCTGGAACATTAGTGCTAACGGCACAATATTTACAACAGATGTACAAGGCATTGTGCCTGGTTTATTAGAACTTTGGTATACTGATAGACAACGTATGCAGAAGAAGAAAAAGCAATCAGAAGGCGCAGAACAGGTTTATTGGGACAAAAGGCAGTTAGTTAAAAAGATTCAGTTAAACAGTTTATATGGTGCAATACTTAATCCGCATTGTAGGTTCTATGACAAACGTATAGGACAAAGTACTACACTAACAGGCAGAGCTATTACAAAACATATGGCGGCTGAAACAAACAGAATGTTTACAGGTGATTATGATTATGAAGGCGAAACAATAATTTATGGTGATACTGACTCTGTATACTTTAGTGCGGCACCAGTAATGCAAGATCAAGAACTAGATATGGATAGTGCTATTAAGTTATATGATCATGTATCTGATACAGTTAGTGACACATTCCCTAAGTTTTTAAAGGATACATTTAATGTGCCTTTAGAACGTGGTGCTGTAATGATTGCAGGTAGAGAAGTTGTAGGCAGAGCAGGATTGTTTTTAACTAAGAAGCGATATGGTATATTATGTTTAGACATTGAAGGCTATCAGCCTGAAGGCGGTAAACTAAAAGCAATGGGTTTAGAGATTAAACGTTCTGATACTCCTG